CTTGGCAATGGGAAGATGCTGACGTAGCAAGTCGCAAGCTGCATAAGCGCCCAATGCTTACGATTAATAAGCTACCACAACATATTCGTCAAGTAACTAACGATGTAAGACAAAATCGCCCAAGTATCCGTTACCGCCCAGCCGATAGCCATGCTGACGTTGAAGTCGCTGAAATACTTATGGGATTAGCTAGACATATCGAAGCTAATTCTGATGCTGATATTGCCTATGACTTTGCTTCTGAGAATCAAGTGACCTACGGGCTTGGTTACATTCGCGTAGTATCAGATTACATTAGCGAAGATTCATTCAATCAAGACATTTTTATTCGACCAATAGCGGATTCGCTCAAATGTTATGACGACCCTGAAGCAAAAGACCCAGCGGGTGCAGACCGTAAGTGGTTTTTGATTGAAGATTCTTTGACTAAAGAAGACTTTGAGGAACAATATCCAAAGGCAGAAGCGATTGATTGGAAGTCGAATAGCGCTGGCGATTGGTTTGCAAACGACCATGTACGCATTGTTGAATATTTTGAAATAACATACAAAGACAAAACTTTGAGCCTTTGGGGTAATGGTGAATCATCGTTTGAAGGTGAGCCGTTGCCGCAAGGTGTAATGAAAGGCGAAAAACCAGAGAAAACCCGCAAAAGCCGTCAATGCGTGGTAATGTGGTACAAGCTAAACGGTCAAGAGATTTTAGAAGATCGCGAGTTCCCCTCTAAATACATTCCAATTGCTAGGGTATTAGGAAACTCATGGGTTGTTGACGGTAAAACTTACTACTCAGGTATCGTAAGGAATGCTAAAGACTCCCAGCGCATGTACAACGTCGCACAATCTGCCATTGTAGAGCGTGTAATGCTAACACCTAGAGCGCCTTACGTTGGCTCTATCGAGGCTATCGAAGGTTACGAGAGCGTATGGAAAACAGCTAATACTGAGAATCATGCCATACTGCCATTTAACGCGCTAGATAGCGAAGGTAATCAACTATCAGCCCCGCAGCGTGTACAACCTGCACAGGTAGAGACAGGATTAGCACAGATAGCCGCAAGTTCTGCCGAGGACATCAAATCAGAGACGGCGCAATATGATGCAAGTCTCGGTCAAAAGTCTAATGAAACATCGGGTCGGGCTATCATGGCGCGTCAACGTGAGGGCGACACAGCAACCTATCACTATGTTGATAACTTAGCCCGTGCGGTGCGTCACATTGGTCGAATCATCTTAGATATGATTCCACGGGTTTACGATTCTCGCAGAGTGGCTCGCATCTTAGGCGAAGACGGAAGCCCGGCTAACGCGGTGATTGATACTGAACACCACGAATCATTGACGGAAATGCGCGACGAAAAAGGCGACATTACCCGCATCTTTAACCCGACAATCGGCACTTATGACGTGCATACGACAACAGGGCCAAGTTTCAACACCAAGCGAGTAGAAGCCGTCGAAGCCATGACAGCCATGACCCAAGCGAACCCACAATTGTGGGGCGTTATTGGCGACCAATTGGTTAAAAATATGGATTGGCCGGGCGCTGAGGAAATGGCAGAGCGCTTGAAGTTGACGCTAATCCCGCCAGTTCAAGAAATGCTCAACAAAGACGAGGGCGCACCTGAGATTCCGCCACAGATGACGCAAGCAATGGAGCAGATGAAGCAACAGATTCAGGAAATGGGTAAAGCCCTTGAAGCTGCTGATACGCAAGTTACGCAGCTAGAGTCAGATAAATCCATTGAGCAGGCTAATTTACAGCTTAAAGCCCGTGAAATAGACATCAAAGAAATGGCAGAACAAACCAAGCGTATGCAAGTGGAGAACACGGTTACGCCTAACCCTGACGCTGTAGACCAAACAGCCATTGCAGTGGCGCAAATCAACGCACAAAGCGCTGAACGAATCGCCATGATTAACGCAGCACAGCAACAGCCTGAGAAGAAGGAAGAAGCTCAAGAAGTTGACGAGGAAACAGGCGAGCCAATCGTCAAAGTTGACCCAATGCAGCAATTATTGGAGGCGGTCGTTATCAGCAACCAACAACTAGCCCAAGCTGTCGCACAATCCAACGCACCAAAGACCGCAAGCATACAGATTAAAAAGCAACCCGATGGCACATTTGTCGGACAAAGAATAGAGGAATAACATGGCACTTAACACACAGTTGGCAAATGCTACGGTAAACGGTCAAGGCGACAACATGAGCGCACGACTAAACAGTGGGTTCTTAGACATATATGATGGTACACAGCCAACAAATGCTGATACGGCAGTAGGCGCTCAAGTAAAACTGGTGCGTTTGACATTTTCAGCAACAGCAGCGCCCGCGACATCTGCTGGAATCGTCACATTCAATGCAATGACTAGCGGCACAGCCCTTGCAACAGGCACACCCACATGGTTTAGAGCTTGGCAATCTAACGGGACTACAGCGGTCTATGATGGCACTGTAGGCGCATCAGGTGCTAACTTGAATTTGACAGGATTAACAGGTGGTCAAATCATTGTAGGTGGCACTGTGTCTGTTTCAGGCTACACACATACCGTCAATAAAGCAACGTCAGGACTGTAATACATGGCTGATAACACGCTATTAAACGTAGGAACTGGTGGCGACACCATTGCCAGTGATGACATAGCTGGCGTAAAGTTTCAGCGCGTCAAATTAATCCATGGCAATGACGGTGTAAACGATGGCGATGTTTCAACGACAAACCCATTGCCAACGGCGGTATTTGATGGCGCAGATTTAGCCATCAACTCCCTAAGCGCTGGCACTGGCGCAAATGGTTTGCTGATGGCGCAGGGTGCGACTAATTTTTTCGTATCTACTGCCAATAGTTCTACAGCACAATTAGCAGCAGCAGCCACGTTCAATGGTACGATTGAAAGCGTTTTAAGCGCACCGTATGCCTCTATCATCATCGACACAGACCAAACGGGTACGCTGGTAGTAAAGCAGTACATCACCAGTTCAGCGGCGACGCAGATAATCAACACCACATTCAACATCCCTGCCAAAGCATCGGGCAGTTGTTTTGGTCGTTCGTTCCCGATTAACGGTAACTTCTTTTCAATCAGCTACACAAATACTGGCGGTAGTGCGACTACCACGCTAAACATCAACGTTGCTTATGGCAATATCGATGCAACAACTCAGTTATTAAACTTGCCAACATCGTTAAATGAGGTCAACGGTTCTGCTTTAAGCCTTGGTCAAGTGGCAATGGCATCAAGTTTGCCAGTGGTTTTAGCAAGTAATCAATCATCTATCCCAGTAGCTGCTACGTTGCAAGCAGGTTCAGCGATTGCTGGTAAATTTGGTATTGACCAAACAACGCCGGGCACAACTAACTTGGTAGCGTTGACGGCTGAGACTACTAAGGTTATTGGCACGGTCAACCCTCCAGCCATTACAAAGGCAACGCAAAGCGCAAACGGGTTCACCACTCAAGACCTGAAGGACGCAGGACGTTCTGCCAGAACAATTACGCTTGATTCGTTTGCAGTTGCTGCAACGACTGAGACGCTCAACACAATGAGCTATTCAACCGATAACGGCACACTGACCACTGGCACGTCATACACAGTGACAACAGCCAAAAGATTTAGAGTGCAAGCAATTAGCGCGTCACTTCATACGATTGCAGGCAATACAACAGCCGTAACAGTGATTGTTCGTATTCGCGTGAACAATGCAGGTGCGGCCATTGTGTCTAGCCCCGTTCAACTGGTGATTCCAATTGCAGGCATAGCAGCGGCAAATCAAAGCGTTGGCCCAGATATTATTCCTATCCCTGATGGATGGGAGTTTGTCGCAGGCGCTGGTATTGGTGTAACTACGACATGCGCTGGCTTTGTTGCGACTACAGCAGCGCCAAAGGTTGATATTTCGATTATTGGCTACGAATACTAAAGGTTTTTAAGTGTTATTAGCACTACAAAATCTAGTTAATTTACGAGCCGCTCCAGTAACTGGCACGGCAGCAACAGCTGAGGCTCAAACATCGAGCGCATCAGGCGCTTTTACGGGTGCGGGTGGTGTAGATGGCGTATTGTCTGGAAGTCAAGCGCAGACAACCGCAGCAAGTGGTTCCGCGAGCCCCGCAAGTGTCACGGGTGTATTAGCAAGCGCACAAGCTCAGACAACATCAGCATCAGGAGCGGCAGCGCCTGCGGCTGTATCTGGGGTTGTGTCTACTAAACAGGCGCAAACAAGCGCATTAGCAGGTAATGCAAGTCCAGCGGCGGTAAGTGGGGCAGTTGCAACGTCACAAGGTCAAACAACATCAATCAATGGTGCTTTTGCTAGTGCTGGCGTATCAGGTGTAGGGGCGACTTCGCAGGGGCAGACGACAAGTGCAGTGGGCAGTGTTTCAGGTGGTGCGATTACTGACACTATTCAGCCAATCCACGGCTACAACTTTGAGAATGACCGCAGGTTATTAAAAGCTAGGCGCGAAAAAGAGCGCTTGGATAAATTGAGTTTTGTTGAGCAGCTAGAGGTTATCAAGCCACAAGTTGTTAAGACAGACAAAGAGGCGGCGCGGGATTTTGTAGAGAGCATTACCTCCTTAATCCCCTTGCCGGCTGAGAAAAAGATAAACGTCAAGTTTGATTCTAAAGGTTCAAACTTTACAGTTTTGCAAAGCAACGGCGACGATGACGAGGCTATCGCCTTACTTATCGCTGCCATGCTTTAGGGCGTTAAGCCCAAAATAGTACCCGTTCTATCTAACGGGGTTTGCCGTAAGGCTTTTTACCATGTCAACTGAAAACACTGTAGAAAATACAGAATCGACTGAATCTGAGGTCGTTAATCAAACAGAGCTAAACACCCCTGATGTGACTGCTACAGAGGAAAAGGTGGATGATAAGCAGGTAGAACCCGCAAAGACTTTCACGCAAGCGGAAGTAGATGCAATGGTTCAAAAGCGGCTTCAAAAGGAAGAACGCAGGATTGCCCGACGACTAGAGACTGAGGCGCAGGAAAGGCAACAGGCTAGAGTTTTAGAACGAGCGCCCGAACGCGATTCTTTTAAAACCGACGATGAGTATTTGAACGCTCACATTGAGCACTTGGCAGAGAGAAAAGCTATTGAAAAGCTGACCGAGCGGGAAGCCCGCCGTAAGCATGAGGAACAGCAGGAAACATTTTTAGCGAAAGCTGAGAAGGTGACCGAAAAGTATCCTGATTTTCAAGTGGTGGTAACCAACCCAAACTTACGCATCAATGATGGAATGGCTGAATACATAGCCGATTCAGATTTAGGCGCGGAAGTAGCTTATTTTCTAGGTCAAAACCCAATGAAAGCGGCACAGATTGCTCAAATGTCGCCTATGAAAGCCGCACGCGAATTGACCCGCATTGAAGCGGAGATTGAAGCAAAACCGAAAGCGCGAGTAAGCCAAACGCCCGCCCCAATTAACCCAGTGGGTTCAAAGGGTACGAGTTCGAGTAGCACGCAGCCATCAGATTCTGATGATGTAGCCACTTGGATGCGTAAAGAGCGCGAACGAACAATGCGCCGTTAATCCATTTTTTTAAGGAATTTTTATCATGCCTAATGCTATTCTTACCCCTACCGCAGTCACCCGCAAAGCGTTGCAGATTCTGCACCAAAAACTGAACTTTATTGGTTCTATCAACCGTCAATACGATGACAGCTTCAGCAAAACTGGCGCGAAAATCGGTGACTCTATCAAAATCCGACTGCCTAAC